AAGCCTCAACAGTTAATCAGAAAGCAATTACTCAGAAGTTTATTAGTAAGCTGAAACCTTTTATCAATGACATGATTAAGGATTTTGAGTTATTTAATTCGATTGCAATCGAGATAATATATGATAAATTGGGGAATGAAATCGCTGATTTCGCATATATGCCCATCAGTAAGATCAGAACCAATGCAGATGAATCAGTATACTTCTATTCAAACGATTGGAAACAATCCAAACAGACAGAAGAAAAAACGGGATTTAAAGAGTTAGCACCATTTGATTATGAGAACAAAGTTAAGGGAAGTCAGTTGTTTGTATTTAAGCTGAAGTCACCTAAGAATGGTGTTGATAAGAACGTATATGGTATACCGAATTATATCGGAGCAACATCTGCAATAGAGACAGACATTGAGATATCTAACTTCCATTTGAATAACATCAAATCGGGATTCAGTATGGGACAGATTATATCGTTCAACAATGGAGTTCCTCCAACAGAAGAAGCAAAGAAGCAGATTGAAAGACAGATAAAGCAGAAAGCTACCGGAACAGATAAAGCAGGTGGGTTAGTGATTACGTTCAACGCATCTCAAGATAATGCACCTACAATACAGTCATTCAGTCCGAATGATTTAGATAAGCAGTTCATTGAGATAGGCAAACGAGTTGATCAGGAGATATTCACATCGCATAACATAGTTAGTCCAGTGTTATTTGGGGTATCAACACAAGGAGCATTAGGGCAAAGGAATGAGATGTTAGATGCCTATGAGTTATTCCAATCGACATACATTTCTATCAGACAAGGAATCTTAGAGGATATTATCAATGAGTTCTCTTCTTACTTTGGTATTGCTAATTATATCTACTTTGCTAAATCAACACCATTAAAAAGTAGTATTCCTGAATCATTAATTCAACAAGCATATACACCTCAAGAAGTTAGAGAACTGTTAGGATTAAAACCATTAACACAAGATAAAACACAAGCAGGTCAAGCTGTAATCGATGCAATTAATACATTAAGTCCATTAGTAGCGAATAAGGTTCTCGAAAGTATGACAGCCGATGAGATTAGAGGATTAGTGGGATTAATGCCAACATCAAAACAACCATCATTATTTAGTGCTGAAAAAAAAAAGTGTGAACATCAGTGGTTCGATAACATCGGAATAAAGGCATCTGATTGTACCATCTTATACGAAAGAGATTATGAAGGGCAGAGCGATGAGGATTGTATTGAGACATTTAAGAAAGAGAAATTTGCTGAAGAATTACTGACTAATGAGAAAGCTATTATAGACCTTTTAAGCAAGGATGTATTAACGCCAAGCGAGAGTATCGCAAAGGTATTAAAGATTAGCACAGCCGAAGTAAATGACATCATTACATCATTAGTTGAGAGGGGTTATTTAAGTTCGGGAAGTGAACCAACAAAGAAGGGCGAGAAAGCAAGTGAAGATTCAAAGACTGACAATATCGAAGTTAAGTATCGTTATGGATGGAGAGCAGGATTCGATGCAACAGACAAAAAGAATAGCAGAGATTTCTGTGTTGATTTATTAAACAAAGATAAGTTATACTCACGATCAGAGATTGAAACATTAAACAATGAACAGGGATTAGATGTGTGGGAGTCTAGAGGTGGATGGTGGAATAAAGGCGGTGTAAGTGTTCCATTTTGTAGACATCTTTGGAAACAAGTAGTAATAAAAACAAATTAAAATGGCAGAAATATTATTTATATCAGAGCAGTACATTAAAGATACATCCTATATCGATGAGAATGTAGACATCAAGTTATTGCGTTCAAGTATCTTAGAGACACAAGATATCCGTATCTTATCTATATTAGGCACAGCTTTATACAATGACTTAAAGAGTAAGATCTCTAACAATACAGTCAATTCAACCACTGGCTATAAGACCTTATTAGATACCTATGTATCACCTGCTTTAAAGTATTGGGTGTTACATGATGGAGCGTATATCTTACAGTATAAGATCATGAACAAGGGAGTAGTTACTCGCAGTTCTGAGAATGCTGAGACAATCGGAGTAGCTGAGTTAGATAGATTAATGGCATTCTTTAAGGATAGAGCAGAGTTCTATTCTGATCGTATTACCAGGTACTTATTAGAGAACGATACTACCTATCCATTATACAATGATGCAGGGAATGGTATCGATACAGTTCAACCGGTGGTTAATAATTTTACTCAAGGGTGGTATTTAGGGGAAGGTCTGAATAGTTATGGATTAGATATTGATTATGGTAAACTAAACAATTGCTAAATGAAAAGAGACATATCTAAGAAGGTAGAACAAAAAGTTAAGGACTATTTTATAAAGAAAAAGAATGACATTAAATCAAATAGTTCAGCAGCTTCAAGAAATAGCAAATAATCACCTCCAGGTTAATACATGGGGATTTGGTGACATTTGGGAGATAGCTGCAAGTGGTGACATTCAGTATCCATTAAATTGGGTAACATTAGAAGGAGTGGATGTAAGTACTTCTGCAAAGACAGAGACTTATAAGTTCTCTTTGCTGTTTATGGATGCTGTGAAGAATGGCGAAGTGAACGAGACAGAGGTACTATCGGATCAGTTGAGTATTGCAAAGGATTTCTTAGCACAGTTAAAGCATCCATCTTACGATTGGAACTTTCAGGATAACGTAAGTACATTGGAAGATTTCACAGAAAGATTCGTGGATAGTGTATCGGGATGGAAGATGAGTATAGCTTTTGTTCTGCCATTCACAAGTGATCGATGTGCAATGCCATATGTAGGTAATGTATCACCGAGTGCTGTCTGTCCAGTTGTAACCATATACAGTTCAACCGGAACGATTATAACAACAGTAGCAGCAGGAGGAAGTTACACAACAACAGCAGGAAGCTGTTCAGGAACATATGAAATCTATGTGAACGGGGTATTGAATCAGAGTGGATCATCGACAAATTTTGCAACAGAAACATTTAATATAACTGCATAATGGCATTAACAATAAATCTTACAGGAGTAGAACCTGCATTTGCAAAGAACACAGCTTTTAATAAAAACTTCGGAACATCTTCCGGTGATATTTTATTATTAGGTAGTACAAGTGTAGCGAGTAAAGTATTAGTAACAGATTCTAATAATAAGGTAAAAACAAGTTCTACAACAGAAACACAGCTTAGTTACTTAGATGCTACAAGTTCTATACAGACGCAGTTAGGAGATAAAGTTCCTTATACTGGTGCAGCATCAGATGTTAATTTAGGGGAGTTTGGTATTCAGTTAGGGAATTTGGAATTTGATAATACACCTACAAATCTACCGACAGCAGCAGGTTCAATGTACTACAATGATACTGATGGAACATTAGATTTAAAATTAAAAGGTGGGAATGTAACTTTACAAATCGGTCAAGAGCAAGTAGTAAGAGTAGTTAATAAGACTGCGACAAACATTACTTTATTAGAAGCAAATTATCAAGCGGTAAGAGTAACGGGGTCACAAGGTCAAAGATTAAAAGTAGATTTAGCATTAGCAACAAATGATGTATTATCTGCTGAGACGATAGGATTAGTAACCGAAACAATAGCAAACAACCAAGAAGGATTTATAACTACAAGTGGATTAGTAAGAGGTATTAATACAACGGGAAGTTTACAATCTGAAACGTGGGCAGATGGTGATATACTTTATTTAAGTGGAACAACAGCAGGAAACATAACAAATGTAAAACCTCTATCACCTCTACATTTAATAGTTATTGGTTATGTAGTTTATTCGCATATAACACAAGGTACTATCTATGTTAAGGTAGATAATGGTTATGAACTTGAAGAGCTTCATGACACTTTACTAACAAGTGAAGCAGATAAGGATATTTTAGCATACGAAAGTTCTACAAGTTTGTGGAAGAATAAAACTGCTGCAACATTAGGAATAGTTGAAACAAGTAATTCAGCATTAACAGATACAAGAATAAGAAAGGTATCAGTACAAAGTAACACCGATGCATCAACAAGTGCAACAACAGCGGAGACAGTATTAAAGACTTTATTAGTTCCTACATTAGGAGCAAACACTACGTTAAAAATAATGGCTCAATGTGGTAAGGTAGGAACGGGTTCGAATGCAGTTTTTAAAATGTACTATAATACTACACCTGATTTAAGTCTT